GAATTGAATTTGGGGTGTTTTATATTAAAAAATAATATAAGACGTTCCTTTTTCTTTTAACTTATCTATATTTTAACTATCTTACTTCCAGTTTAAAAGCGGACACTGAGATTTTTACTCACATATTGTCTAATTAAAAAACACTTGTTATGGAAGTGAAAAAAACACGAAGAGCCGACCTTGAAAAGGGCAAGTCCCGTTGGCTGTTCATGGGTCTCATTGTGACGCTGTCGTTTATGTTTGTTTCGTTCGAATGGACTGAACGTAATGTAACTTACACGATCAGTGATCTAGTCAGTGACCCGGATTTCTTTGAAGAATTAGTTCCTGTAACCTACAATCAGGATAAACCTCTGCCCCCACCGCCTCCGCCGGCTGCCGTCAACCCGGAAGAGCTCAATATAGTGGATAATCAATCAACGGAAACAGAAACCGATATTGCCACTTCGGACCCTACGGATGCTCCTGTTATCATACCGATTCCCGTTGAAGTACCCGAAGAAGTAGTGGAAGAAAATGTGGAATTTGTGGTGGTGGAAGAAATGCCGGTATTTCGTAACGGTAATGCTGATTTGATGAGGTATCTGAGCGAAAACATCAAATATCCTACCGTCAGTGCCGAGCAGGGAGTTCAAGGTAAGGTTGTGGTACAGTTTATTGTGGGCGTTCATGGCGAGATCCTGAATCCGGTAGTGGTGAAGAGCGTGGATCCGTACCTGGACAAGGAAGCAATCCGCGTGATCAGTTCCATGCCAAAATGGAAGCCCGGCAAGCAAAGAGGAAAAGCAGTGAGGGTGAAATACACTGTTCCTGTAGTCTTCAGACTGCAAAATTAAGATTTAATTAGTATGGATGGAGGAAGCGTAATCTCAGAAGAGGACGCTTCCTCTTTTTTTATGAGGAATAAATATAAGCCGCAAAACAAAATGTTCCACTTTTGCAAAACATTTTGTTCCAAAATCACACTTGTTAACACAATTCAAAATGTGATTTTAAATCCAATTTAAATGTAGTTTTAATAAAAAAAATAACCGACATTAATGCCGGTTACCGTGATAGTATCTTATAGCTTCATTGACATATAATGATACTGATTGCTCCTTATCCAATATAGCTGCCACGTCCTCTTCTATCATAACAAGTATTCTTTTCACGCCATTAACCTTCGGTCTTCGGGGCACACCATTGCTGTCCAATATCCTATATATCGTTTGCTCAGACTTTATATCTGTTTCCTTCATTATCTCCTTAATAGCCATTCCTACTTTGTACAAGGATATTACCCTAGACTCTTGGTCTAGGGTAATAGATCGTCTTCTTGCCATAATTAATATATTAACGCATCCTCTATTCTTGCTGATAATGGTCTTCCCAACTGATCCTTTACATTAGACCGTTCCAGTTCTATACTCAACCCATCCATATCAATCCCTGCCTCTTTAGCCAGTTCCATTACCTGATCCTCATCACGTGCAATCGCATGGTAAAGGATAGTGCTACTATGTTTTTCTTCGTATATATTATAGCTATTCATTTTTTTATGCACTTATCCGTGTCGTGCGCAACTTTATATTGTATGTTTATAAACTTATCTGATTTTCTTCCACGAATTTAGCAAGGCAATAAGCCTGTTTCTCTGAACACTTCATAAACTTAATGACAGATTCACAAACCGATGCGATAAAATCGTTACCAAGTTCTTTTGCTTTCAATTCGATGCCTGTCATCATATCATAGCTAATCTGGTAGCTCATTGATGTTCTGTCACCATACACACAGCTATTAATCCACATCATCTTGCTGGCAACTTCCTCAATCGGGCTTAATCGCTCAGCTGCGCTTTTTCTTATTTTATAATTTTTCGGCTTCGGCATGGAATCTATATCTTCAACCACAACTTCTTTTTTCGCAAACATCTTAACCTTTCCCTTAGAGTCTTTACAGATAAAAAAATCACCTCTTTCACCTGTAACTTCGAATATCGAATTTTTAATCTTTATTGCTTTCATAATTTGTTATTATCTGTTGTTTTATTATCACAATACAAATATACTATATTATGATATAATAGCAAAACAAATCACAATATATTTTCTTGTATTGTGTAATATTTAACATTTAAACACAAATGCAATGTTAATCAACGAGGATTAACTAAAGTCTTAATAAACATTTATTATCTTTGCACCACACATGGCGATGTGTATATCAGGATAAAGGCGGGATCAGGTAACTGAAACCGCTTTTTTTACAAATGATATTTGTTAATTTCTAAGGTCATAAGTACGAGTATAAAACAGATAAACTTTATGTTATTCTATCGCTAATGGAACTTTTCCCGTGTTGTTATTTGCTTTCTTTCGATTTCGTTTTACAATTTCCATGTTCTTCAGGCTGCTCTTCTCATTAGCCAATGTCAAGTCTTTAATCAACGTTTCAGCAAAAACTTCTGAATATATCTGAGTCGTTCTAACAGAAGTATGTCCCAAAATTCGTTGTACTGTCGTAATTGGAACACCTTGATGTACCAACAGAGTAGCACAAGTATGCCGGGCTGTATGATAAGTGATCTTTTTATTAATCCCAGCCATTTGAACCAGTTTTTGTAATATTCTGTTTGTATCTGAATTACATCCTATCTTAGATAACTCTTCTATGCTGTTATAATGGCTTATAATGCTTAGAGCCTTTCCGCGAAATAATAGATACAAAGGTATTTGAAGTTTTGACCCAGTTTTAAGGCTGTTCAATATCAACCAACTATTCCCGTCTATAATGATTAAATTACGATTGCTCAACTGTTTAAAATCGGAAAATCTGAGTCCCGTATAACAACAGAACAGGAAAGCATCAAGAACATGTTGGCTGTTATTCTTCTTTTCAGGTAGTTTCAAGGATTCCATCTTTTCAAGTTCGTTAGGCAGTAGAAAACGATGCTCTGTCTGTTCTTTCTTAATTTTAAACTTGCGGAATGGATAGGCATCTTGTGGAATATACCCTTGGTTTATTGCTTCATTGATAAGGGTGCGAAGTACTCTCATGTGCTTTCCTATCGTGTTGACTTGCAATCCTTTATTTCGTAAAAATACATCAAAATCCTTAAGAAAAGTATAATTAAGATCTTTAAAATCAATTATGCCACGAAATTCCTTTAATGTCGCCACTGTTACCAGCATGTTATCTTTTGTACGCGCTTTTCGATCTGAATTCTCTATGGTATGTTGCGCAAATTTCAAGAACGAGATGGAAGGTGATATATCTTTTTTAACAAACTCTTTTAATTTTGAAAGTGTGGCATCAATACCATTTTTCCAGCAATTCAGTTCTATTGCCTGCAAATCTAATATGTAACCATATAACATCGCATTGAGTTCGTTACTTTGAGGATGGTTTACAACTTGTGCTCCTTGTTTGCTCCAATGCTCCGGTTTTAAATATACATTTGTTTTAAAATAGGCTTTACGTTGGTTTAAATATGCTTCAACCTGCACTAAGGCAGTTCCTTGTTTATTAAGTTTCTTTTGTCGATTATAGACCAAACGATATCTAATTTTTTCTAACATGGCAGTTTTTATTTTAAAATTAAGTATTTCTATCTTTATTACAAAACAATACATAAAAAATTGCTCCTGGGGGGACTTCTGCAAAATCCGTACTCTACAAATAAAGGGTTATTGCCTAGTGGAACTGATTTCAATGATGTAACGGAGAATGGACTTTATAGACTAAACGGAGGTTCTTATCCTAATTTAGCTGGTAATAGTTACGGGATATTGTCTGTTTTATCGTATCCTAATTTTGTTGTCTTTCAGAAATATGTATCTGTATTATCCACAGGTGGAAATACATATATAAGGCAATATTATGGCGGTATATGGACGGAATGGGTTAAATTAAATTAGACTTGTTTTTATAGGTTGATTCCGACCTGGGGGGATTCTTGGGTATAAAAAACGGGTGGTCCGGTACAAGCCGGTTCCACCCGATACGACAAATCACTTATAATACGCTAATAGCCTATAATGAAGTTTTCGGCTAGTATTAGAATGAAAAGTTACACCATTTGAACTAAACTCCATAGATAAGCTGGTTGATTTTTCACCTGCAATAATCTTACTTCTATCAGTATAAATATTGTCCGAAACTGTTAGGATGAAGCCGGAGATTGCATAATTATCATAAAACGCATATATGCCTTCTCGCAACTTCATGTTTACATCAACATCAGGCTTTAAATCAATTGTTCCAACTGAAGAAACCTCTAGAAGTCCCCCCAGAAGTAAAAATAGGTAAATTTTATGTCAAAGAAACCATCATCCAAGAAGACCAATTTGTTCCCCATTTTAGTCTAATATATAATTTTCCTATGTTATAATAACAAACTTGTAAAACCATGATGTTATTAACAGGTAATACTATTAAGATTCCATTATTATTACTATTAATAGATGGCATGTTAATGTCGCTAGGATAATTCCGATATATCCCTCCTGATATAAGTTCATTTGCATCCCCGAATGATGAGCCATTATCAGCTTCTGGTAATCTCCATAGCTTCAAACCAGTGAACAGTCCCCCCAGTTGTTTTTTTGCCACTTCTGTTGTCAAAATTAAATGCTAGCTGAATATTTGTACCAAGGCTTCCAACCGTTAAAATCTCTAGATCTTATGTAAAATATGGAAGCATTATTGTAAGGTATTACTAATTGATATCTTATATTTCCATCCAAGTCTATATGTATCAATAGGCTATTGACAGGATCACTTAAAGGAGGAGCGTTTGTCACCCCTTCTTTAAGGAGGTATAAGCCATTTGGCATATTTATATCAATATTCAAAGCCCCCAATTCTTTTACTGATAAATATTTTATTAACTGTAGAAGTTTCCCCAGATCGCCAACAGGCAGAAATTCTTGTTTAAATTCCTACCTGTGTTAGTGTGCTGATATCTATATTTACCTTGGTTGCTGAAATGGTATTATTCATCGGTATACGGTTAGCAAAACATACTACAGCGTAGCCCCATTCTGCTACATAGACATAATAGTTATCATCATCATCTTTATACATTTTTATTGATAACGGTCCAGAATTATGAGTAATACATAAATTATTACCATAACCATGTCCGCAGATAATAGAGTAGTCATCAGCTATTACCGAATTACCTTCACCAACAATCTTAACAATCAAATTTCTATTTCTCGTAAAATCAATCCTATATAAAGCCGGAGAACCTGTGTTTGCTGATAGATTTATATAGTTTCCATTTTGCAGAAGTCCCCCCAGTATTGTAGCTAGCTGCTGTTTTGTAACTTTTGCCACGTCATTCCCTTTTACAACCAACGCATAATCAAAATCCGTCAACTGCGATACTTGATTTAATTTTTTGTCTGCCATAATCGTATTTTTTTTTAATTATTTATTACTGCTTGATTTTCTACCACTTGAACATAGCCACCCGAAACAAGATTTTCCAAATCGAATGCCATGCCTATTCCACTGTCACGGATACAGAGATAAAGAACTTCCTTATCGGTGTAATACTTGCCTTCCTCCAGTACCATGTTATGTACCCAAGGTATAGGATCATCCAATGTACCGGAGTGTTCTATCTGCACAACCTTGTACAAGGATTCCGTACCCGTTCCCGGCTTCCAGTCCTCCTGCGGTGTATGTTTCTGTACAACCTCGTAGAGTGTACCATCATAGCGGAACCGGAACGACACATCAACTTCCGTACCCATCAGATCCTCCCATGCCGGAAAATAGTCTTTCTTTAACAATGCTTCTTCTACAGTAAGCCCGGCATTGTTGATATTCGCTGAGATATCATTGAGCAGCGTATTCACACGGTCAAGTGCTTCAACGTCTATAGCCGCCACATCAATAAATGATGCTTCGGCAATCATCTGCTCCTTCTGTTTCGATGTGATCTCTTTCCACATAGCCACATCCTCAGGGCTGTTTATCAACACCTGATTCTCAAATCTTCGTTCCGACAGGGGCATATCCTCGGCCTGTGTCAGATAACAATCATAACCTGCTTGTAATATCATCCTTGTTCCTCCTTTTCTTTTGTGTCCAAATAATCGTTTATGGAATCCGCATAAACTCCCGAAAACAACGGTGTACAATCACGTATAATTCGTATTTCCCGTTCATCGTAATCTACTTCTCCTTTGCCAGAGTAAATCTTATGAGCCAGAGAACTGGCGGCTATGCCCGGAACATTTGTGTATATAGCATTACCCAATGACTCCGCGATATCCATCTCAATCCTGATATCCTTCTTTATCCCTGTGTAACAAGGAAATTTTGTAAAATCTATTTTCATAATTTATATTTTTAATTCCAACAATCAATCCAGTTCATAAACCACCTGTTATTAACCTTGTCATAATACATTGCTGCCGCCTTTGACTTGGCCAGACCTATTGAAGTGCTGACCTCCCCGGAATTCCAGCCGACAAGATTTGTTCCGGCTATGGTCACATCACCACCAGAAACGTTTCTTATCCAGTAGAATTGCCCGTCCTCCGCAGTGGACGGAACAGTCAGCGTAATACCGGACGTTACAGCCATGATAACACTATCCATCACTGACAAAGTTGTGCTCTTGCTTATTCTGCGCAATCTGAGCCTAAACCCACAGATGTCCCCCTTGACGATATACAACGCATGATTCCCGGTATACTGAAAATCATTATCATCATAAGCATGGGAACCTTGTATGTCAAAATACATGCCCACATTGCCATACGCCGTATTCGTTATATTCCTATTAACTGAAATACGGGATGGGCATAATATTGCCCCCCCACTAGATGAAGGAAAAGTATCCGCACCAATGAACACTCTTGAATAACTTCCGGTAAATCTTACCAAGTTGGCGGAAAGGAGCATGGCATTATTTCCGCTAACAGCCTCCAAACTTGCAGATGATATGGTAAAACCACCAATATTCCCTTTTGTAGATGTGATTGTTCCAGTAATCTCTGCATTCTTACATTTGAAATACCCGGTTACGCCATTGATAAGAAGAGTTTCACCTTCATCGTTGTGGGATTTAAGCACATTGTTTTTGAACATGAATCCGGCCACATTCGCACCATCGGCGAAAAGGGTATCAGTAGCGATATTCACAAACTTCTGCATGGCTTCCCAGTTCGAATCCCCGTTGGCTGATGTGGGTGCAGAGGTAACGGAAGCGCCGTAATTTTTTACAAGGAAATTATAATAAACTCCCCCTATCAGATATATGACCTTATCCCGGTAATCCGCATTCCAGACGTAAGTCTGTCCGGAAGCCCATACGCCTCTGTCACGGGGAAACGCCCCTGTTGCTCCTGTCGCTCCTATGGCTCCGTCTTTAGCAACCCCCACACCTTTTTCAGCGACAAAATTATTATTCCATGCGTTTGCGTCCGACGCGGATTTATAAGCCCGGACGGCGAACTGGGTGTATCCGGCTGTTGCAGGAACGGATATCTGGCTGTTCAGGGTAGCACCTACATGCGCCAGCCAGCTTCCGTTATATTTGCGTGCGACAAGATAGAACCTATTCGTATCGCTCACATTACCGCCTATATTCTGTTTCATGGTAACGACAAATGCTGACGGTGACGGTGTGCCTGTTGACGT